GGCAGCTAACTCAGGAAAATAAAGGAGATAATATGCCAAATATGATGGCTAATACACTGGAGACTATCTTCGGTAAAGGTAACGTACCTCAGATGAATGAGAGGAACCTTTCTACAGTTAATACATTAGTACAGAATGGCATACCTCTTAAGAACGATCAAGAGTCTTTACATGGGCAGCAAGCTATTGATGCAGTCCTTGAAGACTATAAGGATATTCCACCACAGTATATGAATCAGCTCAAGGGTATAGTAGGTAAGGAGGGTTATGACCGTGACCTTTACTTAGATGGTTCAGGTTTGATAACAACCAGAGTTGGGCAGACTGGTGAGACTGTTGGTGGTAGCCCTCTGGACGCTATTGTGGAACATGAGGATAGAGCTAAGAGATCCTTCAGCTCCTATGGAGATTACCCTCCATCAGTACAACAGGCACTTATAGACGCAGCGTACCGTGGAGACATCGTATACGGTGGTAATTCAACTAAGGCTGGTCAGCCACAGAAGTGGACCACGCTAGCTAATGCAGGTAAATGGGCTGAAGCTGCAGATGAACACCTAGATCACCCAGAGTACTACAAGGCTAAGGGCTTGAAGAAGAACTGGAAGACTGGTGAGTTCACTAAGATTGCAGTTGAGAATGCTGGCTTGGTGAGTAGGTTCGAGGATAGAGCCACTGCCATGAGGTCTTATGGTGTAGAGCTGGCTGCAGTACCTAAGCAGGTACAAGAAGTACCACAACAGTCACAGGGGGTTCCTCCGAAAGCTGATACTGGGTTTCTCTCTCCTGTTAATGACTTCATTAATAATCTCTTTGGTGGTGATCAAAGTGGTAAACCTCAGAAAGAAGTAACAGAAAGAATACCAAAGAAACACAAAGATATGCTCACATCCTTCTGGGATGCAATGACCGGAGATTAAAGATGACAAAGAAACAAGTTAAAGATTACTTCACAAGTGCTAAAACAGCACCATATGATACAGCCCCGGAAGGTGAGAGCTTATCTTGGATACCACAAGTATCCCCCGAGGCAGCTCTGGAACGTAAGGCACTTGTGTTTGGATTAGACCCAAGACCACCTGAGCCACCAAAGGTAGTTGCACAGGCTGGCAGAGAACCTGCGGCTACTCCAGTGGAGTACACAGCGCCAATGAACGCAGACCAACGAGTGCTTGAGCAGTTATCCGCACTTAATGGTGGCATGACTCCAGCTATTGACCCAACAGTTCGTGTACCGGATCAGGTTGTTAATGGATTATACCCTCGTGAGGTTTCACAAGGACACTTTCCATCTGGACCACCACCAACTCGTGGTTCTCAGGGAACTGTTATACCATCATTTGATCCAGCATTTGTAGACCTTACACGACCAACAACTGGTCCAATGACAAGACCTAACTATGCACCACAAGCACCAGCTGCTAATGTCCTAAGAGACTCTGCAGGTAATCCAGTTATGTCCGGTAACGGAAACCCAATAGGACTCCCAAACCAGACAGTTGGTAACACTGCATCAGGTGGTAAGGGTGGTGCAAACTATCAAAGTGGTGATGCTCTTAAGCAGATCACAGGAGGTAAGTGATGAGTGGATTAATTGAACAACTAGGGCTTCTTTTTGGAGGTGGTAATCTATATGATGGTCCACCTATGGAGGCTCATTCAGAGTCGAATGTTCCACGGGAAAGAGCAAATGTTCCACCGGAGAGAGCAAGAGTACCTACATACGCTGAGGAGCAAGCACGAGCACGAGCAGCAGCTAAAGTGGATAGTGGCACTGGACGTCCACAGCCTGCCCGTAAGACAACACTAGATGCTGCAAAAGCTGCCAGTGCTAAGTCAACCCCACCACCACCTAAGAAAACCAACACACCTGTACGTAGGAACTTAGGGCCTAATGCGCAAGCTGCTGAGAAAGCTAAGCTAGATGTGAATGGTCGTAAGGTACTCGGATCTAAGACAACATTCACAGACTCCAGTGGTAATAAGATACCTAAACCTGAAGGATACGAATGGGACAAGACAAAGAGTAAGTGGAAGAAGGTTTTAACTAACCTTGGCAAGCCAGTACCGGTGAAGTATCCAGCACTGAGCTCAATACTTAAACCACTTAGTACTGTAACTAAGGTAGCTAACCCGGTGCTTGCGGCCTTAACTTCAGAGAATCTCGGAAGACCTGAGGATCTTGAAAAGACAGAGATGTGGGCGTGGGCGAATGGTACAGAGGGATTCGTAAGTAGTACTTGGGATGTCAGAAATGAGTTAGATCTCACACAGTCAGAATATGACAAGGAAAGTACACAGGCTATCGCTGTTGCTGAAGAGAACTTAAAGATTATGCGTGAGGTTGACGCAAGCCCAGAGATGATTGCTGGTGCTGAGAAGAATCTTGCAGACGTTAAGGCTTCCGCAGGTGATGCCTATGGTGAATCTGCAGCAGCAACTCAAGAAGAGTTAGACAATATCAACCGCCAGATAGCTCAAACCTTTGAAAGATATGGACCTGCTAACGCAGCTATGGCTAAATCAGATGCTGAAGGCTCCGGCTTGTTCCGAGTTAAGGGGGAGTTGGAGGCTAAACTGAATGACATCTCGTTGATACAAAAGCAACAAGCTGAACAGAAGGCTATTGATAACCTCCCGGAAGAAGATAAAAATTCTGTAGATAAAGTTATCAAACTAGCCTCTGGACTGACGCCTGATCAATTAAGGTCTTTCCAGACTGTAGATGAGGAAGATGAGGAAGAAGTTACTAACACCGTTACAAGTTTCTTTGCAGGATTGATTGATGGTATCCCATTCAAAGACATGATGGAAGGTGCTGTCAATGCACTGGGTGAACTGTGGGATGACAAGGCTATCCAGAATGCATTTGTATACTACATGGGTTCTCGTCTTATGGGCTACTCAGCTAGTGGTTCAGGTATGGCTGCCGGTCAGGTGTTACTCAAAGGTTGGGATAACCAAGCTGACGCAGACTTGCTTGATCAGACTGCAACAGCTAAGGCTGCTGAAAACGATGCTGTTGATATGTCTAAGACTGTTAACTATGTTGACAAGTATGGTAACTTCCAGAAGGTGTACGCATCCAAGAACGGTAAGTCCCTTAACCACCCTAAGCTAGGTACTATTGATGTCTCTAAGACAGGATGGAGACCTGCTGCTACAGGTGAGAAGGATCGTCAGACTCGTAAGCTAGATGCAACAGACAGTGTCAATAGGATCCAAGATCAGATATTGAACAGGTTGAATACTCAAACCAAGAATGCGGATGGTGAGGGTATGTATGACAAAGGTAACGTAGCTAAAGTAACTCAGATGTTCCAAGAAGCTGGTCTGTCACAACAGATGGTTGACTCTTACACTGACTCCTATGGCATTGATGGACTTGAGAAGAGTATTCCAATGCTCAGACGAGCTATGGAGTCGTACTCCTCAGCTGTTGCTAATGGTGAGGAAGTTAAGATAGCTTCATTGATGGGTCACTTAGATCGGGCAATGATAACCTCAGGTGTGGTGCAAGTACCTAAGTCTATCTATCACTCAGAGGGTAAGGTTGTTGGCACAGAGGCAATGAACATACTATCAGAGAGACTTAATAAGATTCATGGAGAGCAGAATGTTATTATATCTAAGGCTAATGATTTAAAAACTGTCACAGAGGATCAGAAGGAAGAGTTAAAATACGTTATGAAAACTGAAGCTACTAAGTCTCACATCCTCATACAACTTAACAAGAGCTTCCAAGCAATACCTCCGAAACACATGGACTTCTGGAAGAAGCAGGCTAAGGACTCTAACATGTCCTCACCTTTCATCATGTGGCTGGCCTCTTCTACAGATCCGGGCAGGCAGCACAGCAGTTATGCAAGTCTTAATATAAATGTATACACAGATCTTGGCATTATGCCGAGCAATAAGAAGGAATAGAATATGCTTAGAGATGATACGATGGAGGCTTTGTCTTCTGTTTTTGAAGATTACAAAACTGGAGATGAGGTAGGATCATCTCAAGCACCTTCCTATAGACTTGGGGATTCCGATTGGGCCTTAATTGATGGAGATACAGCTAAGAACCTTAAGACAGGTCAACGAGTTCGTGTCGGTAACGTTGATACCCGTGAGGTTGGCAAGTTAATTACTCAAGGTGATGATGCTGGGTTTAAACATGGTGAAGTTGGTGGTGAACTAGCAACACAATACATCTGGGATCTTGCCACTAGGAATGGATTCACAAAGGTATCCGCAGGTGACGAGCTTGACACACATGATCGTTCACTGGGTGACCTATATGACTCCGATGGTGTTGCATTATCAGACATGCTACTTGCATCTGGTATGGTACTCCCCGGATATATGGGTAAGTCTAAGGAGACTACAGATCCCTATGGGTCTGATGTATATATGGGTGGTGTATATCAACGTGAGATGCGTGACCCTAACTTTGATAAGTTATCAGATTGGGAGAAGGCTGCTAAGTTACTTCGTTCTGCTGAGACAGCACACTCTGGTGGCATACCTATTGAAAAGGTTATGGCGTTCAACATGCAAGAGTACGCAGCTAACCCAGATCTATACAAGGGTATTCGTACTCGTGTGGATGGGGCTGACTCGGAGGGTATGGCGTACTCTCCAATGAGTGCAAGCTGGGATGTCTCATGGATGGGTATCGGTAAAGGCTTTGATCAGGTTATGTGGAAGCTGGCTAATGAAGCTGGGTTTGAAGATGCTGAGACTTACTTTGCATCTAATGTCGCCACAGCTGAGAGGGAAATGGCAGAGATGCCTATGCTTCAATCAGATATAACTCAGGTTGACTGGTCCTCTTTCCATGACTCCACAGATTACCTTGCAACTATCTTCGGGTCTTCACTACCGTACATGACAATGACTGTTGCAGGTATGGCAGCTGCGCCTGTGGTTGGAGCCTTAGGTGCAGGAGCTGCTGTTGTAGGCACTGTAGGTGCCATAGGAGCAACATCAACAGGTATGATGTACACTGGCTTAGTCTTAGATGAAATGGAAGGTGACATAGGTACTAAGAACCTACCACTTGCTATTGGTGCTGGTGCACTGATGATGGTTGCTGATCGATTAGGACTGAAGGGTATCATAGGTCCTTCTCAGTTCCTGACTGGTAGTGGTAAGGCAGAACTTATAAAGAACCTAACCGCTAAAGGTATGACAGAAGCTGCCGCTGAGAAGCAGATAGCTTCAATGGCTAAACTAGAGCTTGCTAAACTATCCAAAGATGGGTTTAAGTTTGCTCAAGATCAGATAGTCAAGGGTGCTTTATTTAAGAGGGTTGCTGGTCAGCTTTCAAGAGGTGCTGTATTTGAAGGTAGTACGGAACTACTTCAGGAAATGACACAGTACACAGCTGCTGTTATTGGCTCTGATAAAGAGTGGAACTTCGATGAAGTTGAGAACCGTATGATAAACTCAATAGCTGCTGGCGGTATCATGGGTGGCGCATTGTCAATACCCAAGACTGCATTTGATGTAGGTGATTGGAGTTCAACTGCTGATTACTTAGACCCATCTAAGGCTGACATGTACAACACTAAGTTTGACTATGCCGAAGAAGAAGAGTTTAAGAAGCATGGTAAGGTACGTTCTAATGATGAATGGGCTGATGATTTACAGGCTGCTGCAAGTAGTCGTGTTGAGAAAGAAGCTTTAAATAACGAAGCTTACAGCGGCACTGCATACAATAAAGACGGAAGTCGTAAGACATCCAAAGATAGTATGATGGAAGGTGCTGCAAATGACCACAGGAAGAACAACCCCGAGGGATTCCTTGGAGCTAAAGATATCTGGGCATTCATAAAGAACCCCCAGAACTTCTTCAGGTCTTCTGCATCACGGGCAATGATTAAGCTGGCTGAGGTTGACGTTGAAGCTGCCAGATTGTTAAGTGTATTTGGTTACACAAGGCATGGTATCTTTCATGGAAGTAACTTTGCAGAGTACCAGAGGGTTAAGCAGGCTTCACATGAAACTCTTTCAGGTAAAGCAGTTGAACACTATAAGCAGTTTGACAGTGACCCTTTAGGTAGCTCTACATCTAAGCAGATATATGCATCCGATATGATTAATGCTTTCTACAAAGAAGTATTAGCACCTATCACAGGTCGTAAGAACCGAGAGGGTGTGAAGAACATGGGTGTACGTAAGGCTATGTCTAAGATCAACTGGGATAAGGTAGATCCAAAGTACCGTAAGAACAGGGAAGCCTTGGAAGGTTCGTTGACTAAGTACGAAGCAATGATTAACAGGGTCTTTGAAGAGACTAACGAGGTTAATGCAAAGGCCGGTAAGGGTCTTATACATAACCTTCAAGACTTCATGTTCAGGCATAAGGGGTTCAAGCGTGAGTATATAGATGCTAATAAGGCTAGGTTCATTCAGTTACTTTCCAAAGAGTATCGTATGACACATGACCAAGCAACTAAGATCGCTGAGAACATCATCAATGACACAGTATTAGATGACAATAAGGAATTTAACGTGATGGAGGGTGGTATCACACCATCTGAATATGAATCACGTACACTCGGTCTGTCTGACAATGCACTCTTTGATGAGTTCCTTGAGCAAGACTTCTTCAATAACGTTGAGGAAGTGTCTCGTATGTCTTCACGATATCAGACTCATATGAAGTTCCTTGGTCGTAATGGTGAGGTGATGGATCAGGCTTTCCGTAACCTATACAAAGGTCTTATGATTAAAGCAGGTGATGATCCTCAACGTCAGGCTGAAGCTACAGCTCAGTTCGATGAGGCTGCATACCATGTACGTAACCTTATCAATGCTGAGTCAGGTAACTACAAACGCATAGACAGTTACTACTTGAAGACAGCTCAGAAATATCTGACTTTACTTACTGCAATGCAAGGCTTAGGTCTGGCAGCTGTCTCATCTTTCCCTGAGGTTGGACTACTGTTTCATGGTGTACCACGTAAAGTCATTGTTGATAACATAGGTCTTGCAGGCTACCAAGCTGGTAAAGCCCTTGCGTCTTACGCAACTAACCTTGGTGAGATCACTAGGGTATCCGGTGCAGCTGAGAAACTAGGGCTTAAGGTTAAACCTAAGGCAAAGGTGGAACCTGATGCACGTTCAGCTGGAGACCCCCGTAGGATGTTTGCTGGATCCCCTGAGACTATTGTCCAGAGGGTCGGACTTAGTCTCCAAGAGACAGGAGCAGCAACCACAACAGGTATGGTTGAAACTAACCAGCTGACTAAGCATATCGCAGACGCATTCTTTAAGTCTAACTTCTTACAAGATCAGACACAGATGCACCGTAACATACGAGCTGCATTCTTTAATGACTTCTTGATTGATAAGATGGATATTATAATGAGTTACAGGGGCAAGGAGCCAACACCTGAGCTTATGGAATCACGTAAGATGCTTAAGGACTTAGGTATTGATGTTGAAGCAATGACCCGTATCTCTAACCAGATGCTAGGTCTTCCTGATATCTCAAGCCTTACGCATGAAGATACAATGCGGATGGGAGAGTTGAATAAGAAGGTTAAGGATGGGCGTGAGCTCACAGCTTCTGAGAAAGCTTCATTCACCCGTATCAATAACTTCTTGAAGTCTAGATCTGGTTGGGATGGTTTGTCACAGGCTGATCAGGCCACATGGGAACGTAACTTCTTGATAGGGGCTGGTCGGTTCATTAACCAAGCAGTACCTATGCCAGATGCATTCAACAGACCTATACCGTATAGTAACCAACATCTAATGTTACTCACTCAGTTTAATGGTTATATCTCAGCGTTTACTTCTAACCAGTTACCACGTTTGTGGGATGGTGTTAAGTACTCTAAGGGATTACGATACTCAACCTTTGCTTCAGCAGCTACAATGCTGTTCATGGGATTCCTGTCTCAGGCTATGAAAGACGAGCTTAAGTATGGAGGACCGTCACCCTACTTGACAGACAGGGATAAGGTCTTACGTATGATCTACTCTTCCGGACTTATAGGTACTGGTGAGCGTATCATAGGAAGTCCAATGCTACTACCACTATATGGTAACAGTAGTAAAGACTTCACAGAGTGGACATGGAATAACGTTGCAAGTGAAGCAGCTGCAGCAGGAACTGTGGAGAGAATCTACAGGATAGCTGAAGGCTACTTTGAAGATGATGATGCTAAGATGATGAAGAGTTTCTATGGAAGTCTACCGTTTTTAGGCCCAATGAAACATAGACTATATGAAGTTACTCAATGGAAATAATTGGAGGTAAACCCTATGGCTGGTAAGTATACAGCTCTAAAGCAAAGTGGACCTAAAAGAGGTCTAAGTAGTGGCACTGCTGATGCCCTTATGAGGGCAGGGATATTTGATAATGCCCCTGAACAAGTAGGTCCTGAAGGGATTGCCCCTTTTAGCGCATCACCACAAAAGCAACTAAACCTACCCCGCACAGAACGAGGTGGGCCAGTACCCGAAGGTGTCCAATGGGGTGGTATCGATACTACCTCCGCAGACATTGACCAAAGTGTTATACCTGATCCTAACCAGACCAGTATGGACTTCGGTGATGTACCAGCTGAGTACATGCAGTCTAATCAGACCCCTGTGGAAAGAGAGCAAAGGCAGGAGCAGATAGAAGCACCACAGTCATTGCAACAACGATTTGACTTAGGTGGATCGTCACCGGAGCTAGACTCTGGTTACTTAGGCCCTCAGGATCTTATGAAGATATGGGGCCCTGTTAATGGCCCTGTTGTTGCAAGGTCTCTGATAGGCCTGAAGAATGACTTTGATCTCTTAGGTACTGCCAGATCCTTTGAGAATACAGATAAGTTTCCTGATCCTGAGGTCGCTCAATCGGAGTATGAAAGTGGTCTTGGAGTGGTACAGAAGGGTGTAGCCAGTGTATTTGATCTTGACATGGGGTTCCTTAAGGCACCTGCAGAGGGTCAGGCAACCTTAGATCAAGATGGAAGGTATGCACTAACACAAGAGTCTTTGTTTGTGGGTCCTCAGGGACTTGATGCATCTGTTGTTTCTCATGACAACAGGGTGTACCGCATGGATCCTGACTACCTTATCAATGCATTTGTAGTAGTGGAAGCCATGCTTGACAACAGTGGTTCCTTTGTACCACAAGGTGTTATTGACACACTGTCTGAAGATATTATGAAGCAGATTGGTATACTGGACGCTGCAAATGATAGTCAGTCGAGGACTGTTACTGACATAGGTAGGTCTGTGTCTGATGCATGGCAGGGTTTCCGTCAGGTACGTGCAGGTGGCATGGATACTCAAGTTAACCCTAAGTTGTTTAAGAGGTTCTCAAGAGAAGCTAATCAACTCATAGGTTTCAATGCACTACATGCTTATAAAGAAGCCAACCCATCCTACATTGATGCTGTTGGTGACATGGCCTTTGGTCAGGCCCAACCTATAGTTTACAACCTAACACCTACAGGTCGTAAGGCATTGCAGTTACGGAGCAGTCAGGTATCCACACCTAAGTTCAGAGTACCTCCGATTATTGGGGAGACTTCTAAGGCTGGTCAGCCACAGTACGCTTCAAGTACACGTACCAAGAAGACAACTGGGTCTCAGTATGACATGGGTCAGGTTGATGTTATCACTGATGCAATCAAGTTCTACTCTAATGTTAAGAGTGTTGTTGGTGGTATACGGGGTAAGGCTGCGTTTGGCTTTGGTATATCTGCATTAGAGGAAGCATCCTCTGTAGATCTTACTGAAGGCTCAGCTAACAACCACCTTACCTTTGTATCAGACTTCTTTGATGTTGGGCATAAGCGTATTGATAAGATACGTAACATACCTGTAGAGATTGAGTATCAACTCAACGAAGCAAAGAAGAAGCTTGCAGCTGCACAGAGATACTCTGGTAACGATACTGATAATATGCTATTGATAATGGATGTCAATGTTCTGTCTGATTTCTTAGAGCTTGCAAGGACTCCTGAGTGGCAGAATGGTATGTATAAGAAACATGCTACTAACCAACTGGAAGTTCTTAATGCGTTAGCTCACTACAAGAATGACCAGATAGGCTTTACCTTTCAACGACAGTTGGGTAATACACGTATCACTATGCATCAGTATCAGATAAGCCCTCAGAACCACAAGATGGTACGTCAGGTACTTGGCTCACCACATCTTTACAGTATCAGGCCCATGTCTAATACAGATGAAGACTATGGTGTCGTTGTATCTATAGCTTCTTTCCTGCTTAAGGTAGGTGGTTTGAAGCCTGATGTGGTGTACCGTGATACAGTCAAACGTATGCAGTCTGGTAATGACCCTGAGCTTAAATCCCTTGAGGCCATAGGTGTTGAGGTTGGGCATTGGTTACTGGCATTTGAAGATGCTAATGCTATAAGAGACCTTAAGCAACTTGAGGCCACACCTCAGGGTGTGATGGGTGTTGATAACTTAATTCGTAATGCAGAGCTTGAAGACTTCAAAGCAACCTTAGCTGACCTTTCACAGGCCACTAGGGACTTCATTGATGCCAATGCTAAAGCACATCCTGATGAGTTCATTAACGTCTTAGAAGCCACCACAGAGCTTGCACGTTATATGCAATCCTATAGGTCTGGTAAGCCGTACACAACTCAGATGCGTATGGTTGCGCAAGATGGTATTGCTAACGGACTTGCAGGCCTTATGGCTCAGTTAGGTCAGGAACATATGATGCCTCGTGTTGGTGTGTATAGACCTAAAGGATCCCCAAGGATATTGGCTGAGTTTGAAGGTCTTACCGGTGACCCTCGTGACTTACTTAAGTACAACTTATTGACAAACCCTGTCTCTGAAATAGGTAAATCTAGTCCTGAGGATGCAATGAAGATCACAAGATTGATTAAGTTAGCCACTGAGGATAAGGCGAACTTCCTTAAGCCCCCTCTTATGACTTTTGTTTATGGTCAAGACTTAAAGAGCATGAAAGCGTATGCTGTTAAGGCAGTTATCTCAAACCCTAACTCAGAGATAGCACTTATCGCTGGTGAACTAGGCACTGACAGGGCAATAAAGATTCTTAATAATGCTCTTATGGGTAATCTGGTGGCTACTGTAGGTTCTGATGTTGTTAACTATGTTAATATGCTTAAGAATTATGTTAAGGTCACTGGGTTTGTTAATGAACCTATCATCTACACACAACCAACAGGTCAACAAACGTCTGTCAGTGGTACTGTTATGACTGAGGCTAAGTTAGCGTCTGCTGCTGTAACTCGTACTCGTAGGAAGAATGAGAAAGGGCAGTTCTTTGATGTTGCTAACAAGAAGAAGTTTGTAGCAGGTAATGACGGTATCTATATCAGTGAAGGTGGAACCAGTAAGTCTACTGTTACATCAACGTATGAGTCAGATACATCAGCCTTGTACGAGAAGAGTGGTGTTGCAGGTTTAGGTGCCAGTCAGGGTGTGTTAGCTCAGACCACTATTGGTTTTGATGCTGCATCTATTGTTGCCTTAGTCACTGGCAAGTCCCTTCAGAAGCTTCGTGCTTCCCAGAATGGAAGAAACCCTTACCTCATACCTGTCTATGACGAGATCATTACAGATGCAGGTTCATTCAGGTCTGCGTATAAGGCTATAAACGATGCTTGGTTAGATACAACATTAAACTATGACCTCATAGGTGAGATGCAGAAGGGTATCCGTGAGGCGACTCACAGAGGCCTTGCGAACCTACGTGCATTGGCAGAAGGTAACCCTTCGGGATCTCCTGCAGACCCTAACCATGCCAAGTATGTTTATAGTGAGATGGGTGGTATGAGTAGTCTTACTTCTATTTACCATCCTAAACTTGCTGATAGGGCTGCTGCATATTTGTCTATGCTTGATAAGAAATCAAGTCAGTACGGGGATGCACCTTGGGCGTACATTACAAACAAGGAGTTGTACCAGCTAGCACTTGCAGTCTTTAACGACTCTGGTGTTAAGAACCTTGCGAATAACTTTGAGGCACTTCGGTTACATGCAAAGGAAGGTCGTAAGAAGATCAGAGCTAATGCTAAGGATGTACATCAGTATACGTTGGATTCACTACGTGAAGCTGATTAAACATAACAATAGATAATAAAAAAGAAAGCCCCCAAGGAATCCAATTAAGGATACCAAGGGGGCGTTACCCTCAGGTATACATTACGTATACTTGGGGGTTATTTTATTGCTTGTCTTCAATAGCCTTAGCTACTGTCATTCGTCCTGATACTCGTTGAGCCTCAGCATGAGCCATAGCTTCTGCCTCTGAGAGACCTTCAGCAACTGCACCTGCATAGTTGTTATCCCATACTTTACTCAGGATAGCTTCATTGATCTCCGGTGTATACGCAAGTTTAGGGTCAAGATTAAACATCTCAACGTACTCCATGTCGTCAATACCGGGTACTATATTGTGTGATACTTTATCATTACTCATCTTTTACAAATACTCCGTCTACCATACGACCTGTTCGTACAGCTATTTTATTATATGCTTCGTCCATACACTCTGTGAGTGACAGACCCCAAAGGTTTGCCTGAACTGTCAGGGTGACTAACACATCACCAAGTTCATCACGTACCTTATCAATGTCCTTAGAGTACACTGCTTCCATGAACTCCACAGACTCCTCTTCAAACTTACCTAGTTGTTTCAACTTACGTTCCCTCAGGTCATGATCACCAACGAGATCCCCAAGGATCCCTTTGATGTGAGCCCAGTCAATTACTTTCTCTTCCAGTTCTTCAAAGATATTATACATCTGCTTCGTCCTCGTCATAGATAGCTGACTCTGCAATAGACAGGAAGACAAAGTTAGAAGATGCCTGTAAGCACCCCAGCATTGCCACATTGGTCATCTCACCATTGTATTTGGCTATTAGGTTGTTTAAGTCTTGCAGCATGTTGTTCT